AATTGGCAAATAAAAAAACTGACTTATACAGATGCTTTTGTCAGGGGTATATGAAAAAAATTAAAAAAAAACTTACAAAAAGTTGTGTATATTAAAAATATATTTTATATTTGATGTATAATTAAAAACAAAAAACATGAAAGAAATAATTACACCACAAGGAACAAAAATCAAAGTTGAAACAGAAATTAAATTTGTAATATCTAAAAGAAAAAAATATTATGAAGAACCTTTTAACAGAGAAACAACAAGCAGAGATGTTTATGATGTAAATAGAAAATTAATGGTTCAAGATTTAAACACTGGAGTTAGATATACAGATGATGTCATTAAAAAATGGTTAGAAGAAGGAAAAGAAACTTATGCCACATTCACTCATATTTATTTAGCAGATGTATTTTGTAGCGCAATGAATGACAAATCTTATGAAGAATTGTCAGACCAATCAAATATCAACGATTGGGTTTCAACTATCTATTCAGATATGGTTATTGGAAAAAAGTAAAAAAATAATTTTTAGTTATTTTATTTACCCCCCTCAAATTAGGGGGTTTTTTTTTGTTATTTTTGTAACATGACTAAACAAAATGTTACATATAAAAAAAGACAGATGATCACTGCAATGGAACAAAACCTGTGCATTGTGACAAGGGCATCAGATGTTGTGGGCATATCTCGTAAGACGCATTATGACTGGCTTAAAAAAGATAAACGATATAAAGAGGCCATTGATGAATTACAAAACGTTACACTTGACCATGTGGAACTTAAACTGCATGAACTGATTGACGACCTAAATGTCCCGGCAATTTTATTTTACATGAAGACCAAAGGCAAATCCAGAGGTTATGTTGAGAGATCAGAACTGGCTGTTGAAGGCTCTGTTGAATCTAAAATCATTGAGTGGACTCCGGCAAACAAACAATAAAAGAATATTGCAATAGACAGTTTTATGAGGCCTTAGAATCCAAGGCAAGGTTCAAGATATTTGTTGGTGGCTCAAGGTCAGGTAAAACAATTGGCTTGGTTCAATACATATTATATCTAATCACGACAACACCCACACCTTTGACCATATCAATTGTCAGGGCAACATTACCTAGTCTTAAAAGGTCTGTGTTAAGGGATTTTATTCAGGTCAGTCAGAAACTTGGAATCTTTGATAAGGGTGTGTTTAACAAAACAGAAAACATATTTAAGTTTGACAAACATAAGGTTGAGTTCTTTTCATTAGATGATGCACAAAAAATTAAAGGGTCTAAAAGAGATATATGTTATTTCTGTGAGATTGATGAATGTGGTTATGATGAGTTTAATCAAATCATAATGAGAACCACAGACCACATCTTATGTTGTTTTAACCCATCAGAACCAGTGCACTTTATATATGACATCATGGATGACAAAGATATGCCAGGGGGTGTTGATGTGTTTCATTCAACATACAAGGATAATCATTTCCTTGAGCCATCAGTGGTTCAACAGATTGAATCAATGAAAGTAAGAAACCCTGATCTCTGGCGCGTATATGGTGAAGGCCAGAGGGCAATGATTTCTAATAAACAAATCTTTAACAACTGGCAATTTGTGTCAAGGGATGAGTTTCCTGAGTTTGATGATATGTACCTGGCCTGTGACTTTGGTTATACCATTGATGCCTGTTGTATCTTAGAATTTGCTAAGATTAAAGATAAAATTTATGTGCATGAGATATTATATAAAACAGGAATGACCAATGGTGACATTGCAGAATTTATTAAAAACAATAAACTACAAGACAGAATAATATATTGTGATTCTGCTGAGCCTAAAAGCATCGAGGAACTAAGAAGGTGGGGTCTAACTGCAAAGCCTGCAATCAAAGGCCCTGGGTCTATTTCTGCTGGTATATCACTCTTGAAAGAATACCAGGTCATTTTATCAAAAGAATCAAAAAACGCAATCAACGAATATTATAGTTATTCGTGGGATGAGTTAAAAGATGGCACACTCATAAACAAACCAAAGCCAAACCAGGCCGACCACTTTTGTGACAGCCTCAGATATGGTGTTTATTCAAGATATAAAAACAGAACAGAATTTTATGTTATATAATGACAAATGTTTATTTTGTATTTTTACATAAAATAATATCAAAATTTAATGGCAACTCTTTACGACAGATTTAAAAATCTATTTACAAGCAAAAACTTACAAAGAACAGCAGAGGCCTACAACAGGGCTGTTTTTAATTACATAGGCAATAACATTGTGTTTGCTAAGGAAAATGATGACACTTATATAAACCATGGTTACAGACGAAATGCAACAGTTTACTCGATCATAAATATTATAGCCAAATCTTGTACGACAATACCATTTATGATATATGAAAAGAAATCCAACAATGATTTAAAAAGGTATAAATCAATAACATCATCCGGCCTTGACACAAATACATTATTAAAAGCAGAGCAATTAAGAAAGTCAGCACTGGTAGAGTTAGAAGATACCGAACTTCATGAGTTATTAGAAAGACCAAACCCTGCTCAGTCTTATAATTCATGGCTTACAGAAATCGTTGCGTTTGGTAAACTAACTGGTAACAGATACATTTATGGTATTGGCCCTGACACTGGTGGGAATTCTAAAAAATACAAAGAACTATATGTGTTGCCTTCACAACTAATGGAAATCGTATCAGGGGGCATTATGAACCCGGTCAAGGCTTACAGACTTGATTACAAAGGAAGGTATGATATTGATGCTCAGGACGTATTACACATCAAAGATTACAACCCATATTATGACGGCACAGGTTCACACCTCTATGGCCAGTCACCACTCAAGGCAGGAATTAGAACATTAACAACAAACAATGAGGCTGTGACAACTGGTGTTAAGTTTTTACAAAACCAAACAGCAAGAGGTGTTTTATATGCAGACGAAGGTGATCTTACTGAAGTGCAAGCCCAGGCATTAAAAGATAAATTCAAACGTTCACACCAAGGTTCTGCAAATGCAGGTGATGTGATTATCACACCAAAGAAACTATCCTGGGTAAACTTTGGACTTGATGCCTCTGACCTTTCATTGATAGAACAATACAATGCATCAATCAAAGACTTAGCAAACATATTTTCTATTCCTGCAATACTGCTTAACAACACAGAGTCAAGCACATACAACAATGTAAAAGAGGCCAAAAAGAGTTTGTATCAAAACTGTGTAATGCCAGAAATGATAAAAATAAGGGATGAACTAAACAGATGGCTTGCCCCTAAGTATGGCGATAAAATTTATATTGACTTTGATTTCAGTGTCATACCAGAACTACAAGAAGAAATGGACAAGGTTGTGCAACAACTGTCTCAATCCTGGTGGCTAACAATGAATGAAAAGAGAGGTGCCATGAATTATGGTGTTGACGAAGATGATGAAAAGTTAAACGATTACTATATTCCTGCAAACCTTATACCCTTAAATGCTGTCGACAACGCGCCAGTTGAGCCTGTTGACTCTGACGTTGACAAATCCATTGATAAAATAAACCTAAAACGTAAAGTGCCCGGAATGACTGATGTGTTCACAACAAGAGGTGAGGCCGAAGACAGGGCTGAAGAACTTGGGGGTCGTGGTTTCCACAGACACCAGTTTGATGGTGAAGATGTTTATATGCCCTTTGAATCGCATGAACAGTATGAGAGAGCCATTGAAAGACAGAAAGAATATTACAACATGGAAGATGATGACAAATATCATTATGGTGAACCCCATGAAGATGAGGATGACAAGTATTATCATGATGACGAAGACAAAGCACCAAGTATATCAGGCAGAGTTGAAACTGCTCTTAGACGTATGGTCAGTGAACACAATGAAGAACATGGCGACAAAGCATCTTCAAGGGCAACTTATGGGATGTTAGCATCTTCTTTTCGTAGGGGAATCGGTGCTTACAGGACAAACCCATCATCTGTAAGGCCAAACGTAAGGTCTGAGGAACAGTGGGCCTTTGGTCGTGTATCTGGTTTATTGTATGCTCTGAGAAACAATAGATTTAGAAGAACACCTTATGACAGGGATTTACTGCCTTCAGCGCACCCACTGTCAAGCAAAGAAAAATCATATACAAGAAAACAAATGTTTGATGATTACCCACAGAGTGCAACCAATAACGCAAGGCGAGTAAAAAACTGGATTGATAAATATGGCAGGGATGAGGTAGATGGAATGACAAAGGTTGGTCTTGCCAGGATGAATCAATTGATTGCAAGAGAATCATTATCATTATCAACATTAAAAAGAACTTTCAGTTTCTTGTCAAGAACAAAAGGTGGTGGATACAATAAAATAAACCCTGACTACAAAGACACACCTTGGAAAGACAAAGGGTATGTTGCTTTTTTAGGATGGGGTGGTCAGTCAATGCTTAGTTATGCAGAACGTAAACTTGACCAAATAGATGAATAATGCGAGTCTTAACAAAGCAATTCAAAGAAAACTGGAGAGCATCTTATGATGATCGTTTAGAAAGGTCAGAAAGAACACATATAAGAATATTCAGAAAATATTACAAAGACAATTATCAAAAGGCCATTGATAAATATGACCAGGGAGTTATAAAACCAGATTTGATAATGACAACCAAGGGTCTGACTGATCTATATATACAAATGTATCAGGACATCGGTATCAAACAGGCCAAATGGTATGCTAATAATTTTGACAAGTTTATAAAAAAAAGTGTTGACCCAAATCAATTCTTAGATTATTGGAATCAAGCCTTTGCTAAAAAAGGTCGTGATATGGCTGGTCTAAGAGTTGTTAGTGTGATTGCAACAGCAAGAAGTGCCTTCCAAGATATACTTAAAAAATTAATGCAAGACGAGGCATTCATGGCTGAAGGCGCAGTGGTTCAAGCAAGAATACTAAGAAATAAATTTAATCAAGTTGGTCAATATCAAGCCGAAAGAATCGTGAGAACAGAATCAGCCTTGGCCTCAAACTATGCCACACAACAATCTGCATTACAAATTTTTCCTGGTAGTCAAATGTCAAAAGAATGGATTGCAGGAAGTGATGCAAGGGTTAGGCCTGACCATGCAAGAGCAGATGGCCAAATAGTAAAGTTTGATGAAATGTTTTTGGTTGGTGGTGAAAAACTAGAATATCCCGGAGACCCAAGAGGTTCTGCTGGTAATGTAATAAATTGCAGATGTTCCACAGCACCCATACCAGACGAAGATGCAATTTCCAATGTTGAACTTGAAGAAATAGGTTTTGGCATGACAGGTCTAAGAACCTAATAAAATTAATTTGTATTTTTACATAAATTTTTGTTATGAATAAAATATTATTTAAACAATCACCAATTGGCGAAATAGTAGATGCTGATGAAAACAAGGGGATTGTTAAGGGTTATGCAAGTTATTTCGATAACATGGATGCTGACAAAGACATCATAAGACCTGGTGCTTATAAAAAAACCATTATG